GTCAGGAGCCGGGCCGTGGGTGAATTCCGGAAGGCCCTACCCCCGCGTTGACCTGCGCGTTTACCAGTCGCGGCGTCGCACGACAGAGTGGCCATCGATCATCGATGCACCGCGTCGCTTGGCTCGTTGCCGTGCGTTACCGATGGCAGAGCCGCGCTTGGCTCCCTCGAGCCAGTTGCATGGGGCGCAGCTAAGGCCAGGTAGGTAGCCGCTGCGGTCTGTCTTGTGCGGCAGGTGCCATCGACTCTTGTTCGACCCGAGCGGCCGGCCGCAGTAGGTGCACGGATCGCTGGGCGTGTGCTGTGCAACGCGACGCTTCCGCTCAGCTTGGTGTGCCGCTCCGTAACCACGCGCCGTGCTGCTGGCCTTCGGTCTAGTGCGATCCCACGGCATCGGTCAGACTCCACGGATGGGGCTGTTCTCTGAGGCGAAGGACCGTGCGCAGGCCGCGAGCGAGGTGGCCGCGGTGAGCGTGGCTGGTTGCCCGGACCCGCTCAAGCACTACGAGGCGACGGTGAACAAGGGCAGCGTCAACACGACAATGTTCACGGGTGAGCTGTCGGTGCGTTTCCGGTCGGGCTACAGGTTGGCGCACATGGCCGAGCAGAACGGGAACCTGCTGTGCGTGTGGGAGCACAGCCACAGTTAGGCGTCGACCATTGTCCGCATGTCGGCCAGTGCCCGTTCCTTCTCGGTCATGGCGTGCCACAGTTCGTCGAGTAGTCGTTCGACGCGTTTGTCTGCGAGTTCGACGTGGCGTGCTGCTTCGTCGCTGAGTTCGATGGAGAAGACGGCGCCGGCTTTGTGTTGTTCGGCGACGGCGTTGCGGAGCTGGCTCTTGATGACGTCGAGTGGCCGGGTGAATCCGTCGTTAGCCACGTCGCGCCTGCCAGGCCGCACCGAGCAGGGCGCCGGCGATCATGCTGCAGGCGATGAAGCGCAGGGCCTGGATGGTGGCATAGGACATCGCGGCCCCCGTTGGCTGTGTGTGCCCGCTTCCCGTATCGACGTGGCCGGGCTTGCTCGTCACCCCTGCGTGCGCTTTGGCGTCCCGGGGCCGGACGGATTTTGGGCACACTGCCTCGCCCGACAAGTTACAAGATCAGCTAACGCTCTGCAACGGCGACGCGCTGGATCCGTCACAGCCCGTGAACCATCTCGGGTCATAGTGCCCGTCCACACTGACAAGACCGAGCCGGTGCGCCTTCACCCGCACGTTGACCGGACTGGACACGTAGCCCTTCGCCACGAGCTCGGCAGCGGTCAGCATCGGCTCACCGTCATCTGCTCGCGGCCTCGCTGCTTCCCGTCGCTGCGCCTCGAGGATCAGCCCTAGCCGGTTGAGTTCGCGCCCGTCCCAGGTACGTCGGCATCGACTGCAGTAGGCGTGGCCCGCAGCGCCGTCTACCCACACGGGGCCGCCACAGTCCGATCCGGTGATGAGGTCGGGGCAACGTCCGGCCGGCTTCTCGGGGGTCGTCCCGTTGGCGGACCGCAACTGGCCGAGCAGCGTCCGCAGATCCGAGTACGCCTCGTCGACCCACGGTTGTGCGGCAACCCAGTCCAACTGCCTGGTGAGCAGGTCGCGTTCTCCGGTGATGGTCACGCTGTCCGGTTCGGCTAGGTCACGTTCCTCGCGGACGAGACGGGCCCATGAGCCGAGAACGTCGAGGATGGACATCGCCTGCACCGCGCCGGCCGCTTGGGCGTCGAGCCAAGCGCGGATGTCCTCGCACGACCCGTGCCAGCACTCCACGCAGTGCGGCCCTGGTGGTCGCTGTCCTGCGCCGCGGGTGCGCCGGTCGTTGAGCACCACGACCTCGAGCCGCACAGGTGCCCGCTCCGACGCCAGCGACCCTTTGCCGCTGTCCATCCGCTGCTGCATCGAGGGCCGCGCGTCGAGGTGGCACGCCTCGTCCTCGACGTCCCGCAGCATCGACGCCAGGCGTGAGTGATGGCCCGCGCAGAGGAGCCCGACGACGGCAGCCTTGTCCGCGGTGCAGATGACGCATCGGGTCTCGGTCATGCAGCCACCGCCACCGGGCAGTCCCGACCGACCGGCACGAATCCCTCACCCGGCCAGCGCGAGACGCGGCCGAGCATGAGGTCACCCAGCTCGACGAGCGGGATGTAGACGTTGCCGTTGACGCCGTGCCCCTTGCCCCAGCTTTGCCTGATGCGGACCGTCGGACCCTTGCCCTTGTAGTTCGGTGAGCGGCCGGTGGCGCAGACGAAGTGGCCACCCTCGTCCTGGCCGGTGGGGTGGATGAATCCCTGCCGGTCGGGGGTGAACATGCCGGTCATCCACGACAGGCCGAAGCACATGGGGCCGAGGCCGAGGCCGGTCCAGATGTCGTCGACCGACTGCGCCCACCAGTAGGAGTCCCAGATGTTGCGCAGCACGCCGAGCTTGGCGACGGCGAGGCTTGAGGTGCCGTCTTCGCGGCCCCACGGGTCGAGGCGCCGGTCTTTGATCTCGTAGTAGTAGGCGTGGCCGAAGTCGTCGTCGATGCGCTGCCAGCGGAACGGGGTCGCTGCTGCCTCGTTGGCGGCGCCGAAGCCTCCGCAGTGGCCGGTGTCCAGCTGGTCGAGCACCGGGCCGCCTCGCCACCAGCGGGGGGTGGGGTCGGCGTCGAATCCGGTCGGCACACCGGCGCCGGAGGCGAGACGTCGGACGCCGTACTGCTCGACGGAGCGCGGGTCCCACTGCTCGCTGGGGTGGTGGTCGAGGGTCCGGTTCACGGGCGGTCCTTCCCGAAGGCGGCGTCACGGACGGCTTGCTGGTACCAGGCGAAGGTGCGTTGCGCTTCGGCGAGGACGTTGCGGCCGGGCATGGGGTTGGGGCGGCGGGATTCGCCGAGCAGCCAGCCGAGCACCTCGTGGACGGCGGTGTGGCAGTTCGGGCACAGCCATTTGAGGGTGGGGTCTTGGATGCGCCCGTAGGCCCGGTTCTGGAGGTAGACCGGGTGAATGTGGTGGCCGGCGGTCTGCACGACGAGCGGTGCGTGGTGCTTGTAGAGCTCACAGGGTCGTTCGGCTGCGGGTGCGGTGCGTGGCTCGGTCATGCCAACTCGCTCCTCATGGCGTCGGTTCGCTCCCAGGTGGCTTGCTCGCCGAGGACGCGCATGATCGGTTCCCAGTGCTCGGTGCACACCTTGTGCATGGATCCGTCACGCATGAACACGGACCCGCGCTGGTCGGTCTCGGTGGCGTCGCATCCGCTGATACCGCAGCGGTCGTCGGGGAGTGCGTGCCATTCGTCCATGCGCCAGGGGTCTGTCATGGCCTCCGACTTTCGTTCGTGACGAAACTGCTGAGCGTGGTGCATGTACGTGGTCGATTCGGACCTGCGAGGCCGTCAGCGGGGCTCTCACGGCGCGCATCGGCCTGTCTGGCGCCCGGGTGGTCAGTAGTCACGGCGCTCACCGTCGCGCCTTCCTGCTTGCCGTGCTCCCGGTCCGCGGCGCAGGCGTCGGCTTGTTGACCTTCTCCATGATCGCGGCCATCTCGCGGGCCACGAAGTCGTCGGTGCTCTCCGCCATCGCCTGCGTCTGCGGAACCGTGTCGGGGCTGACGCGCTTCATCGGCTCCGTCTCCGGCTGCTGCGGTGTCACCGGCCGCTCCGGTGGGTGCTCGAGCCAGTCGAGGACGTCCCCGAGCCACTGGTGGATGTCTTCGAGCATCTGCCCGACGCGGAGCGCTGCCCGGTTGGCGTCGTTGGCGCCTTCCTCGCAGTGGGCTTTGATGATGTCGGCGGAGTTGAGGAGTTCGGCGACGCGGCGGGTGACCCAGAACGCCCAGGCGCAGAGGGCGAGGAACACGACGGTCTGGCCGGTGGCGAGCCAGAAGGCGACGGTCACTGGTCTCGCTCCGTCGCCAGGGCCGCGAGCTTTGCCGCCCTGGCTTTCTCCTGCTGCTCGGCGCTGGGGGCGGGGCGCGCAGGCGCATGGCCAGGTTGGCCATCCCACGGGCAGTCGGGATCGGTCCACGACTCGCAGCGGTCGGCGATATCCCGCAGCACGCGGGCGGCCTCCGCGGCGGGCAGGTGTCCTGAGTGGTAGTCCTCGCCGTTGGCTCCGGGATCGTGCGGCCACGCTTCGACGCGGAACCCCACCTTGCCCGGATCGGGGTTATTGGGAGGCCAGCCGAGGGGATGTCGTGCCGCGATGTGCAGGAGGATTCCGATGGAGAGTTCGCGCCAGTCGTCGCAGCCCGCACGACGGGCTTCCTCGTCCCAGAGTGCGGCGACCTGCTCGACCCAGTCCTGGTGCTCGCTCACGCCGCCCACCTGACGTCCATCGCGTCGACCCACACGCCGGCCCGGTACTCGTCGGCGGCTGCGAGGAGGTGTTCGGCTTCGTCGGGGTCGGTGTCGAGGAGTCGGGTTGCTTCCATCTCGGCCTGGTCGAACTCGGTGTCGGTCATGTCAGTCCTTCGGGTTGGTGGTCCCCGTGGTCTGTGAGGGCGGAGGCTCGGGCGCGGAGCACGTCAGCCACGTACTGCGCGCCGCCTAGTGCGACCTCGATGGCCTCGTCCGCGTAGTCGCCAAAGTCGGACGCCGCCTCGTTCAGCGCCTCGGCCGCGGCGTCGGCGCACATGCGGTCCACGAGCGGCAGCACGGCGTCGGTAAGTCCGTCGACCATCAGCGGGTTCGGCGGGCGGCCAATCGTTGCTCGTAGTTCCGTCCCCAGCGCCGCAGCGAGCTGGTCCCGCCGGCTGTCGGTCACGACTGCTCCAGCACGGCGCGGAGGCGGGTGGCGATGGCTCGGCGAACCTCGCCGTACTCGGCGATGGTCGGCGGCCCGGACAGATCGCTCGCCAACGCCCCGACCTTCGCCCGCAGCCGGTCGTACCGTTCGCGCTCCTCGCGGCGGGCAGCGGCCAGGGCTTCGGCGACCCGCTCCCGCCGGTAGCCGAAAGTCAGCGCCTCCCGCGCAGCCTGCCTGTCGCGTTCGGTCACCTCCGCCGCCTGCTGCTGGTCCCTGTCGGTCATGCGTCCCCCTTGCGTCGTGCCTGCTGCTCCTCGTGCCAGGTGCGCAAGCTGTCGAGGACCAGACCGCGAACTCGACCAAGGCCGTGTTGAGACAGTGAGAACTCGTTGCCGATGACGCGATCGAGGCGCATCAGCGCCAGCACAGGAAGCGGGACTGGATGGTCAGGTTCGTACTGCTCGGCGTCATCGAGGTAGCCGTCTGATGGCGTCTGCTGAGGGTCGGGTGTAGGCGCGGCGGCCGAGATGTTCACAACTCCGGAGCAACATGCCTCCGGGCACAATGCCTCGCCTCTAGCGCACGCCTCAGTTCGACAACGGCTGCAAACGGTGGTCACGTACGGGGCCTCTCTGGGTTATACGGCTGTGGGCCCTTCTGTCCGCCGATGACGACGATCCCGTCGCCGATCTCGGCGTTGGCGTCGAGCAGCGCACCAAACGCACCCTTGGCCGCTCGCTCGCGCTCGGGGGTGGCCTTCATGCACGGGTGGCAGATGTTCGATCCACCGGGGCCGTAGGGACGTAGCTCGCGGTCAGTGGGTCCGCAGTAGTGGCACGCCTGCTGCTGGTCCCGTTCCTCGCTCATGCGCTCTCCCCTGCCAGCCGATCCGGCGCACAGGCGGTCCACGTCCGGCCGAGCACGAACCACGTCGCCCCGCCCTGCATGGACACCCCGCACCGTCCGACCGCACCCGCTCGGTCGAGAGCGGTGAGTGCCGACCGCACGGAGCTGTCCGACATCGCTCGGCTGTCGGCGATCTCGCGGACAGTGAGCGGCATGGAGCTGTTCCGGAGCACGGCCAGCACAGCCTTCTGATTGGCGGTCAAGATCTTCATGCGGACTCCTCGGCGATCTGGTCGGCCCGGCATCCACGGCAGACGCGGGTGTACGTCTCGTCGTGCACGAGGCGGTAGTTGCTGGGGACGACGGTCAACGGGGGCCGCTGCTGGTTGGCCTTCCGCACGTCGGCGCGGGTGGCGGTCATCGGAGCAGTTCTTTGACGACGTGGTCGAGGTTGGCCCGCATGTGAGCGACCTCCTCTTCCGGATCCGTGGCCCTGCCTGCGCAGTGCATATGAGCCATCAGGCGGGTAGCGGCCTGGGTGATGCGGGCGAGCGACTGAATGGCGTCATTTGGGTCGCTCATGCGGCACCTCCGAAGTCGAGTTCCATGTCGGCCGCAGCAACGACGCGGCCGAACACGCCAGTACCGGGGAAGACGTCGTCCACCTGGTCGCCGGGCTGCCAGCGCATGAGGTCCATGACCCACCGGCAGAACGGCTCCGGCTTAGCCCCGACGAGCCCCTTCTTGAGCGTGATAGGCGCGGCGATGTAGTCGCGGACCGTTGGCTTGGTGGTGTCGTGCTTGCGCGGGGCGGGGCGGAAGACGACGGGCTCCCACGTGTACGTGGGGTTGACGCCGAGCTTGAACGACGCGAACGGCTTGACCCATGCGGCGACTCGGGCGTCCGTCGGAAACAGCGGTAGGAGGTCCCGCAGGTTGGTGGACGTCATCGAGAACGCCCAGCCGTCGTAATCGGCGGCGATGCGGTCAATCAGTTCGGCGTGGGCATCGAGTGAGTCGTATCGGGCGGCCTCCGGGTGCAGGTGCCCGTAGAACTTCTCCGCCATCCCGTAGTAGGGGGGGTCGACGTAAGCCAGCCTCACGCTCCCCGCCTCCTAGCCGCCAACTCATCGAACTTGACCAACTCCGCGAACCGCTCGTCGTCAGTCAGGCCGTCGTCCCCTCTTGTTGTTACGTCCTGAACGAAATCGCTGCTTTGGTCTATGAGTGGGTACGTGTGTGGGTCATCAGTGGGTGGGGTGCACGTGGTGCCGGTGTTCCGGTCGTGAGGTGCCGGTGTTCCTGCATCAGGTGCCGGTGTTCCGGTCGTGAGGTGCCGGTGTTCCTTGCCGGTATCGGTCCGAGCAGCGGCAGGACGTGCCGGTGTTCTCGGGTGCTGGCAGGACGGATCACAGGCAGCAGATTCCGGTGATTCGGACACGTCGAGCATGTGCACCCGGTTGATCAGATCCGCCGGCCGCGTCAGCTTGTGCTCGTCCGTCAGCGCCTGCCGACCGAGCGACGAACCCTTCCGGGTGCGCGTGATCAGTTCGAGGTCGCGCAGGGTCGTGAGTGCGGCGCGCACCGACCGCTCCGACAGGCCCGTCACGACGGCCAGCCGAGCGACGCCGGGATAGATGCGCGTCCCGTTCTTGTTGGCGTACTGCGCCAGGTAGGCAGCGATCGTCTTGACGGGCGTCGGCAGCACGCAGCGACGGACCACCCGTTCCCACTCGTAGCGGTCCATGTCGATGAGGTGTTCGTCATCGGGCACGGTCACCCCTGTCCAGGGGAGTGAACGTGTGGTGAGATGCTGTCATCAGTCAGCCCCAATCCGGCTGGCAAGGCCCCGGGACTCCTCCGACAGCTGCGAACTGTCGGACCCGGGGTCGACCTTTTGGTCAGCCTGATTATCCACCCTTCTCCGACGTTTCCGTGGGGTCTTACGCGGTTCTGCGCCTGTGGATTTGTGCATTACGGAATCCACACCTGTGGACGCCATCAATGCGCGCGCCGCGGCCCTTTCCTCGCGGGGCAGTTCGCGGCACGGTTTCCAGCACTCGGACAGCCACGCGTCGCGCAACTGCTCGGCGGGGGTCACGCCGCGCTCCTCGTCTGCCACGGGTCGTGCACCAGCACCCGCACCCGGTGCGTGAGAACCAGCCCGACGGCGTGCACGCGGCCCGTGGCACCCAGGGCGCGGTACAGGCGCACCAGATGCGACTTGACCGTCTGCAGGTCCACGCCCATCTCGGCGGCGATCTCCGCGTTGTTGAGGCCGTCGCACAGGCCGTCGAGGCACTGGGCCTGCCGGGCGGTGACGGTGACCTCGCGCAGCGGCACGCGCAGGACGCGGGGGCGGTACGGGGCGGTCATCGCAGGCGCTCCTTGATGTTGTGGCGAGGGCACCAGGTCCCGACTCCGGGCATGGCGCGGTGGTCGGCGAGCCGCCCGTCGGGGAGGACCTCGACGGGCTCCCTACAGGCGGGGCACATGGCGGTGGTGCGCTCGCGGTGGGTCATGCGGCGGCCCTCGCTCGAGCGCGTCGTTCACGCTGGAGCTCGATACGGCGGGCCTTCTGCTCCGCGGTCAGAGGACGCCGGCGGTTGCGCTCATACACGCATGTCCGGCACTTCCGCTTACCGGCGTCCATCAAGATGTTGTCGCCCGCATACTCGTGACCTTGAGGGCAGTGCGTGATCGCTGCTTTGTCCAGCAGCCGATGGCAGCGGTGGCACATCGGCGCGTAGTCATCCGGGTTCACCGAGTACCGTCGGCCTTCGGGGTCGACCCGCTCGTGCCGTGACCCCTGGTATGCCCACTCCTGCGCACGCTTCCCACATGGGCAGGAGTAGTCTCGGGCACTTCCGCGCCACTGGCGCAACCTGTTGTGCATCGCCATGTAGCTCATGCAGCCTCGACCCCCAGGACCTCGAGTAGTTGGCGTCCGAGGAACTCGCAGTAATGGGGCGGGACGCTCTCCGCGATGTCGCGGAAGTCGGTCATCCAAGGCGTCCCCATCGCCTGCTGCGCCTCCTCGAGGGACCGCGCCGCGCGCTGCTCAGACCCGTCGGCGCGCGTCATCAGGCGCCGCCCGTCCGGCGTGGCCCCGTAGACGCCGACTGGGTCCGCGGGGGCGGGCGCCTTGTAGGCCATCGCGGGCCAGTTGCACTCGAACAGCCGGGGCCGGTAGACGCCGAGACCGAACATGCCGCCGTGCAGGGTGATCGGGTGCCGAACGTCGCGCCGAGCCCCGGGCACGTTCTCGATGACGTACGGGCCGCCCCACTGCAACAGCGCGTCACGCACCTCGGGGATGAGGTTGATGTGCTCGTCCGCCCGGCCGCCCTTGCCTCGCCACCTGTTGCTCATGGTGGTCCGCGCCTGGCACGGGGGGCTGGCGTGGATCGCGTCGAACTTCGCCAGGTACGCGGGCCGGCCGAGCACCTCGAGGGCGTCTTCCACGATCAACGCGAACGGATAGTCGGGATGAGGCTCGATGTCCACGCCGACCACGTCGAAGCCGGCGAGGTCGTAACCGACCGAGCAGCCACCGGCTCCTGCGAACAAATCTAAGAGACGTGGCCTCATGCCGCCTCGCTCAGCACGCGCGGGATCTCGCCGGACTCCCAGTCCTCGGGCCGCCAAAGGTGCGTCTCGTGCCGCTTCCCGAGGACGGCCAGCCACTCCTCCTGCGACGGGGACAGTCGGCCCTTCTCCGCTTTGAGCTCCACGAATATGACGCGGCCGGTGCGCTTGTGGGCGAGCACGAGGTCGGGGAAGCCGGCGCCGCTGGACTTGCGGCTGTCGTGGATGTGCATGTAGCGGTAGCCGAGGTGCCGGGCGAGCTGGATCACCTGGGCCTGCAGCAGCGCCTCACTCATCCCCACGCCACCGCCCGGTCGATCACGTTCCCGACGGCGCGCAGGACGATGGCCGTGCCGGTGAACGCGCCGGCGACGGTGACGAGCACGGCGACCGCGGCGCCCCTCACTGCTCGGTCCCGGGGATCGGCGCGACGTCCGGCCAGTCGTCGGCGGGCGGGCCCTCGGCGGGCGGTTCAGGCTCTGCGTCCGGCCGCGGCGGGTCGACGTGGACGTGCTCGCGGTGCGCGTTGCGGCCGGTGATCTCAGCGGCGGTGACGCGGCGCGACTCGGTCCGCACCGGCTCCGGGTTGTCCCGCAACTCCTCACTCGAGTACGGGATACCGAGGATCGCGTCGGAAGCGACGCGGCGCGCGGCTTCGGCGGTGACCCGGGCGACGAGCATCGCCTGCGGGTTGGACTTCCAGTTCGGGTTCCTCCCCGGCAGGCCCATCCGCTCGGCGCGGGCGATCGTCCACTCGACGGTCTGCCACTCGGCCGACCCCTTGCGGCGGTAGCGGGCGACGGCGTGGCGCTCGTCCTCTTCCACGATGTCGATGTCGTGGCCGTGGGACTGGGCGACGGCGCGGAGGGTGATCGCCTTCGGGGCGGTGGTCCCTTGGATGTTGTCGAAGGTCCGCAGCGACGCCATCGGGTCGAAGCCGAGTTCGGCGCCGGCGAGGATCGCGGCGGTGGCCTCCTCGGGCTTCCCCGCGTAGTTCTTCGGCACGAACGACGTCTTGACGAGGCTGACGGCGATCTGGTGCGCAGCGTGCGCGGCCTTGGCCCAGGCGATGAGCTTGTCGGCGGCCTCGGTAGGGGCGGGGGCGTCCTCACGGACGGCGATCTCGGTCATGCTGCGTACTCCCTTGTCGCCCAACCGGGCAGGCTGATGAGTTCGACGTCGCTCGTGTAGCTGGGCCACGTGTCGGTGGCGGTGCACTCGGCGAAGACCTGCATGGCGCGGTCGTTGAGGCCGCGGCCGATGGCGAGCGCCTCCGGGTCGAGCTCGACGACGGTCACGAGGTAGGGCGCGGTCTTCTCCTGGAAGATGAACAGGAACGCCGCGTCGCCCAGGTCGAGCGCCTCGAGGCCGTCGAGGTACCAGGCGGCTTGTTGGTGATAGCCGTAGTTGGCGACGGCTTTGCGGATCGCGCCGGGCTCGGCGGAGCCGCAGGTCTTGAAGTCGGCGACCAGTCGCCGGCCGTCGGTGGCGTCGGGTAGCCAGTCGAGCCGTCCGCGCCGCTGGATGCCGTGCTGCTCGTCGTCCCAGAACAGCGACACCTCGGGGGTGCCGTGCTGCGGGTCGAGCAGCGCGGAGGCGATGGGGTGGGCCTTGATCGCGGCGGCCATGCCCTCGATCTGCTTCCACTCGGCGGCGAGGACCGGCACCTGCCCGGCGGCTCGGGCCACGTCGCGTTGTTCCTTCGCGGCCTTCGTCATCCAGTTGGGTGCGTCGACGACGACGACGGGTTCGCCGACGCCGAGGACGAGGGAGTGCGCGGCGTGCCCGAAGTCGAACGCGGCTTTCGGTGGCTGGCCGTTGTCGCGTTCGTACTTGTAGATGGCGGGGCAGTAGGGCGGGAGCAACTTCTTCGCACCGGACACGGACAGCGCGGGGTGGGCGTGATAGGCCGCCTCGGGCATCCCGGTGACGAGGCCGCTCATGCGGGTCGCCTCTGCACGGGTTCCGGGCTGGGGTCGAACTCGTCCCGCAGTCGCGCCGGCGGCCACTTGTCACCGTCGTCGGGGCGGAGTGACGTGCAACCGCAGACGGCCGACCCGTAGCACATGCGGTTGTTGCCGTTGTGGCGTTCGGGCAGGTGACCGCACTTGCAGCGGGCGGTCATTCCGCCACCGCCGAGCTCTCGATCCGCTGCACGTCGCCCTTGTGCATCTCCCACCACTCCACGAGCGCGGCGATGACGTCCCGCGGGTCGGCGCCGTCGTCGAGCGCGGTCTGCGCGATGAGCACGGCCTGCGCGTCGGTGGTGGCGTACGCGAGGCGGTGCAGGTGCAGGACTGCGGTCATCGGGCACCGTCCAGGTGCCGCTGCCATGCGATGCGCTCAACGACACCGTGGGGGCGCAGCGAGCAGTCGTTACCGCGTGGAATCCAGAAGGCGGCGCTGTCGGTGTGCGACTCGGGGGTGCCGCCGCACTCGGGGCACTTGTCGTCCCGCATCCGCTTGATCGCGATGGGGTCGGTGTACCTCTGTGCGGTCATCGCCTGTCCTCCGCGACCAGCGCCGGCCCGTTGTCGGTGACGATGACCTGCCAGTCGCCCCGCAGGTCGGCCCATGCGGCGCCGGCGACGTAGGTCGTGAGGAACACGGCGACCAGCAGCGCCAGCACGGCGATGACGGTGTGAGCCGCGACCGGGCCGGGTGCTTCCCCTACCTCGGCCCGGTCGCGGGGCTCGTAGACGCTGAGGGCGTCCCAGCGGGCGGTCATCGCTGCGCCGCCTCGTTCAGCACCCACGCGGGGTCGACGTCGGGGCACTTGACCATCGCGTCGTCGGCGAGCCGGATGCCCTTGCCGATGACGACGGCGAGCGCGAAACCGGCCAGCGTCCACGCGCCGCCGATGATCAGCGCGGCGGTCATCGGGTCACCGCGCGCGCGACTGAGACGGCGTCCAGGACACCCTGGGCAGCGCGTGGGTCCTGGGCGGCGAGAAGCTTCACTAGTGAGGGCACGACCTCGAAGTCCCGCTCGCGGATCGCGTGACTGATCCCCGCGAGGATCTGCTCCGTCGTGAACTCGTGTGCGGTCATCGGGTCACCGTCGCCGGGACGGGCACGAGGTACTGCGTGCGGCAGCGGACGACGCGGACCGTGTAGACGATCATCGCGCCCTGGAAGAGGTACTCGCGGGTCGTCTCGAAGTCCTCGATCAGCTGCGCGCTGCCACCGACGAGCGGGAAGCCCCGCAGCGTGTGCGACAGGCAGGGGCGGATGGTCACAGCCCTGCCTCCGTCCGGCGCACGACGGAGCGGGCTGAGTGACGGCCGGTCTGGGGTCGGCAGGCGAACGCGATGATCAGCACCGCCGGGGTCGCTGCCAGGATTGCGTCGAGCATGAGATGATGCCTCTCTATCGGCGGCATCCGCGTTCCTTGTCTGGGGCAGCGCGGGTGCCGTTCGGTTTTCTGCGGGGGCCCGACGGCGAGCGGGGGTCACGGCTCGCCGCCGGGGGCTTCTAGGCGGACTTGCCGGCGTAGGTGTTCTTCGCGCGCTGCGACGCGAGGAAGGCGTCGAGGTCGGTCTGGCTGACGCGCCAGTACTTCTTCGCGTGGCGGCCGACGTTGATCGCGGCGAGGGAGCCGTCGCTGATGAGCTGGTGCACCTGCTCCCTGCTCACGGACAGCATCTCGGCGACCTCGGTGACCTTGTAGTGCTGCTGCGGGGTGGTCATGCGGCGCGCGCTCCTCGGTAGGTGGGACGACTGTCCACCCGGACATTGGTCATCACGGGCTCGAAGAGGAGGCCGGGGCTGACGCACAGGGACTCCTCGATGCGGGCGGCGAGGTGCGCGCTGCAGGTGTTGCGCGTGCCTGCCCGGAGGTTGCCGATCGTGGACTTGTAGGAGGGCCTACCGCAGGCCGCCGACAGTTCTCGGACGGTCATCCGCCTGTAGGTCATCTGCTGCCTCAAAGCCTGTGAGCTGTGGAGCCTGTAGATCAGGCGGGGGGCTGGTGTGACGGCCACTGAACTCCTCCTTGGTCGGGACTGTCAAGTCGGACAGTAGTCGCATTGGGATGATTCTGTCCAGGGGGGCAGATGTAGTGTCGTGCTGTGGAACAGGGGCTACAGAGACAACACTGGTGTTGTTTTGGACAGCTTGTCCAACAGCGGGTTTGCCCGGCGCCGACGCTCGCGCCGACCCTCACCGGCATGGACACGGGGAACACGCACTGATGGCGGACGAGCCAGTCGACCACCTGCAACAGCTGATCCTGACCCGCCTGCGAGAGCTCGGCGACGAGCGTGGCCCTATGTCGGCACGGGAGGCCGCACGCCGCGCCGAGGGGTACATGTCGCTCGAGACGTTCCGCCTCCTGGTACGCGGCAAGGGCGGCCGACATAGGGGGCGCATCTCCGACAGGGTCGCGGAGGGTCTGTCGATCGCGCTGCAGGTGCCGGTCAGCCGAATCTACGAGGCCGCGGCGTCGCCGCCGCCGGGGACGCGCTGGGAGCTGCCGGAGCGGTTCGACCGGATCCCGCCGGCGCAGCGCGAGCTGCTGGAGGATCTGATGGCGGCTCTGCTCAACAGCTACGACGCGGGCTTCCGTGACGCCGCGCGCAGGGGCGCGGGAGGCGACACGCCGGCGCGCGAAACGCCGTAGACCCGGTAGCTACTGGTCGGTTGTGACGAACCTGCCTACGCGCAGGTCGGCGCAACTTACACGGCTGGGTTTAGGTTCCCGCGGGACGCGGTGCAGTTGGCCTTGTCACACTCAACCCCTACCGTTAGCCACAGCCTGCAACAGAGCGGGCACTGAGGGGGAAGCGGTCAGGCGTGGCGAGTTTGAATGAAGAGACCGTGTTTGTGCCGCTGGATCTACCCGACGACCTCGGCCGGGACTGGGAGTGGTACGCAGATCTCAACATCGTGGCGCTGCGGCGGGGCCTGGACGTCGAGGGCCGGATGCGCGCCGTCGAGGATCTGATAGCGACGTGGAAGCGGGAGCACCTGCGGATCGTCGAGTCGGCTTAGGCTTGCGGCCATGAGCGGTAAGGACTGGCTAGGGAAGCAGCTCCGCATCTTCGCTGGGTACGACCGCGCCAAGCAGTACAGCCCGATGGCGGAGGGCGAAGTCATCGCCTACATCGACGGCCCGAGCGTCATCGTCCGCAACGCTGACGGCACGACGGACGCGTGGCCCATCAGCCTCCCGATGGAACAGGTCTGAGCTAATGGCGTCGTTCCGCCGCCTCAAGTCGGGCAAGTGGAACGTGCGAGTACGCCACCCCTCCGGCAAGACCATCTGCAAGACGGACCCGCTCAAGCGTGTCGTCGTGCAGTGGGCCGCCGACAAGGAACGCGAGTTCCGCACCGGGGCGCCGCTGGAACGGGCGCAGAAGGTGACCGTGGGGGAGTGGTGCGAGCGGTGGTTGCGGACGCGGCGGGTTGAGCCGACGACGGCGAAGAAGGACGCGAGCCAGCTCGGCGCGCACGTCCTACCGCAGTGGGGTGACTGGCCGCTCGCCTCGATCAGTCGCTCCGACGTGCAGGCGTGGATCAACGACATGGATGCGCGCGGTGTCGGCGCCAACACGGTCACCGGCGCCTACCACCGGCTCGCGGCGATGCTGTCCGATGCGGTGCTCGAGGGCCTGCTGGCGTCGTCGCCGTGCCGGGAGATCGACCTGCCGCGCGTGGTGCGCCCGGCGCCGCGGTGGCTGACGAAGGACGAGTACGGGCGGATCCAGCTCGCCCTGCTAGGGCAGCCGCGCGGGCACGTGTGGGCCGCCTACGTCGGGCTGGGCTGCTACTCGGGTCTGCGGCCGGGGGAGCTTGCCGGCCTGGACGTGGAGCACGTCGACTTCGACCGCGGGCTCGTGCGGGTGCAGCAGGTGATGACCCGGGCCGGGTTGCGCGCCTACCCGAAGTCGGACTCGTCGCAGCGGTCGGTGCCGTTCCCGCCCGAGGTGGGGGAGCTCCTGTGGCGTGTCATCGGTGACACGGGGCAGGGGCCTGTGTTCACGGCGGCGGAGGGTGGCCGGGTCAACGAGGCCAACGTGAGAAATCGCGTGTGGAACCGGGCACTAGAAGATGCCGGCGTGGCCCCAGCCCGGCCCTACATCACCAGGCACACGGCCGCCTCGTGGCTCATCCAGGCGGGCGTGCCCGACTACGAGGTCGCCCGACTGCTCGGGCACTCTTCTACGAGGCTCGTGGCGACATACGGACATCTTGCGCCCGACGCTCACGAGCGTGTGCGCGCTGCTTGGCGCGACGCTCATTCGACGTCTGGTTTCGACACTGTCGACATGCCCGCATCCCGCGCGCTCGGTTAGTCCAGCACCAGTTGTCCGCTCTGGCAGCTTCCCTTCTAACGATTGGCCCAGCGATGAAGGTGTACGTGCTCCTGCGGACGGACAGCTACGACCGCAACGAGGTGCTCGGCGTCTATGCGGCCGAGGATGCCGCGAAGCGCGCCGCTGAGGCCGCCGAGCCAGACCGCCGGTTCACCTGGGAGACGCTCGACGGCGGGCCATACGCATCCGACTACGCCGTCGACGGACCTATCTACTCCTACAGCGCAGAGCGGTTCGACGTAGCCGAGTGACACCAGCGCGACACGGGCTCTACTCGCAACGGGCTTGAAGTTGTCAACGTGCTGGTCAAACCGTGTGGGCGATACTGGGATCGAACCAGTGACCTCTTCCGTGTCAGGGTAGTTCGGGCGAGTCTCTGACGTGCCGTTTCCCCGTTGACCTGGTCTGACATACGTCAGTATTGTCATTATTGTCAATGTCGTGCACGCTGGTGCGACACAGCGGTGACACGAACCGGGGGAACCATGAGCCTGCGCGACCTCCACGCCCTCGCCTGTCTGCTGTTCCACCGCCGCACCTGCTGGTGGCAGACGGCGACCGAGCGGTGGTGCCGGGTGCGGGATGAGACGTACGTGTTCTGAGAGGCTGTGATCGTGGAGTTGGTCGAGTTCTTGCTGGCGCGGATCGCCGAGGACGAGGCGTACGCAAGCTATGTGTTGGAGCAGCAGCGTGACCGAACGGTGTGGGCTCCCCCGTGGACCGTCCTCGCCCCTGCACGTCAGCTCGCCGAGTGCGAGGCGAAGCGGCGGATCGTCGCCACGATCCAGCGGTGGCTGGACACGGGATACCCAACGCTCGATCATGTGCTGTTCGCGCTCGCTCTCCCCTACGCCGACCACCCGGACTACCGCGACGAGTGGCGCCCGTAGACAGCAAGAAGGCCCCCTCCGCGCGCCAGGGGGTGGGCAGCGCGGAGGGGGCAGTTCGGGGCGGTGCGGGTGTCGAGCTAGAGTCCGGCGGCGGTCAGGTCGTAGACGCCGAGCTGGGCAACGTAGGCGTCAACGGTGGCGCCACCGTTGGTGTTGAAGTTAATCGCCATCGACGTCGCACCAACCGGCACCTTGGCCTGGAGGTAGAAGGTGCGCCAGTCGCCGGTGGGCTCAGTCCATCCGGCGATCGGGCGCATATTGAGGTTCGTCGCCGCGCCGCTGGTGCTGATGGTCAGCGTCGTGGCGGTGGTACCGACGACGCGGAACAGCCCGGACACGGCAATCGAGCGCCCCGGCAGGCCAGTGATCGTGATGGGCGCCTGCACCTGAGCGAACCCAGCGGACGCCGTCTCCTGGATCCGCATCCAACGGCCCTTGACCGCGGCGTCGGTGCCGGTGGTGACAGTCAGCGTGCCCGTCTTCGTCCACGAGTCAGGCACGCCGTCGGCGTTGGTGTCGACCTTGAACAGCGGATTCGGGACGAGGTTCGCGGTCTGCGCGGCGGTGTCCCATGCGGCCGGGGCGACCTTGAGCGGCGCCAGGTAGGGCTGCATCGCAGCGACGAGCGCCTCACCCATGACCCGCTTGCCGGCGTTGTTGGGGTGAATGCCGTCGCCGGAGTCGTAGGCGGTGAGGTACCCGCCGGTGGCCGGGTCGACCAGCGCCGAGTAGGTGTCGACCAACGGCCACCCGTTCTGGATGGCGTACGCGATGGTGAAGCGGCGGTATTGATCGAACAGCAGCCGGTAGTTCGTTGCGCCGCCTGACGGGTTGGGCACGCCTGTGGTCAGAATCGGAGTCTGACCGGCGGCGACGATCGCGGCGCACATCGCGCGGATGTCGGCGGCGTGCTGCGCAGGTGTGCGACCCGCACTGGCGTCGTTGGTGCCAGTGCTGATGCCGCAGAACTGGCCGCCGTGCGAGAGGGCGTCGGCCACGATGCGCGGCACCATCTGGTCGGCGCGCTGGCCACCGATGCCGGCGACCTTACCGTATTGGATCTGCGCGGAGGACAGCAGGTGCGCCCACGCGAGGAAGTCGGCCGGGGTGAGTAGCACACCGAGGCCGTTGACCGCGTCCACGCCGGAGTAGGTGCGGGCGGGCGGCGCGATGCTGTCGCCGATCCAGTTGACGACGTTGCCCTGCGATGCGGCTGCCTTAGCGCCGCCGCTTGCGACCCACCTGCTCATTACCAGCCCCTCACGGCGATCTTGGGTGAACCTGTCGAGATGAGCCGGACTTCGGCTGCCGACCCTCGTGGCCGGTTGTATTCGGTGCTCCACCCGGAGACTGCGGCGGGGAGGACGATGGTTCCGTTGCCTTCGACGGTGGGCGTGGAGCCGTCGATGGTGAAGTAGACCGTGGCTGTTCCGTCGACGTTGACGATCTCGACGTTGTCGTAGTCGTAGTCGAGGGTTACTGTGGCGACGGTGTTGGGGGTCAGGGTGAGGTGGCGGCTGTCGGGCATGGCGGGGCTCCGGTCTGGACGGGGTCAGATCACGTGATGGTTGTGTAGACCGGCACAAATCCGATGCTGGTGCCGTTCGCGTCGAACGCCTCGATCTTGCGCGACAGGGTGCCGAGCGTCGTGGCCGTCGCCGAGTTGCCCACCGTGGTGAGGATCCTGGCGCCCGTGCCGGCGGAGTTCGCAACGGCGGCGATTCGGTTGGTTCCGTCTGCGGTCACGTCGGTGGACGTGGCTCGGACGACCAACCCGGAGCCGCCGCCCGTCTGCCGCACCCAGTTGCCTGACAGTGTGGCGCCGGTGACGGTCAGGTCGATGCAGTTGAACCCGCCGGACTGCACCAAGACGTTGTCGCGGATGTCGACGTTGGTGGTCCCGGTGGCGACGAGGATGGACTGCGCGGCGCTCGCCCGGACGGTGTTGTCGACGAGGCGCACCGACGAGCCGCCGAAGCAGCGGATTGCAGCGCCGCCGCAGTCCTGCACGACGTTGTCGAGGATCATAATGTCGGTGGCGGGTGCGGTCCCTGTGCCGATGGCGTTGACTCGGATTCCGACGCCGGAACAGTTGCGCACGACGTTCCCGACCGCCGAGCAGTCCTTTGTGTCGAACTCGAACAGGATGCCGTCGGTGGTGACGGTGCCATCGGTGCCGTCGATGACGTTGTTGCGCAGGTGGATGTTCGCAGCTCGAGCGAGCTTGATTCCGTCGACCGGCGATGTGGTGCCGCCTGTCCCCTGCCCTTGAATCGTGTTGTTGGCGACGATGACGTCGGAGCAGCCGGTGGACAGGTAGATGCCGTGCTCTGCGGTGGCCCGGAAGCTGTTGCCGCTGATGACGCAAGCGACGGCGCCTTCCATTGCGATCCCGCAGGTCCCGAGGCCGCTGAACGTGTTGTTGACGATCTTCAGTCGTTGCGGGCCGGTGGTGGTGCCGAGCCCGTAGATGGCGCCGCGCCCTGCGGTGCCGAGCGTGCCGGTGCCGGTGAAGATGCAGCCGGCGATGGTGGCGTCTTGGGTGCCGTCGACTCGTACGAGGTTGCGGTTGCCGAGCAGATCGTGAAAGTGAATGCCGTCGAGGATGACTTTCGACTTGGCCTGAATGGTGCTGCCCAGCCCGTAGACCGCCCCGGCTCTCCCGACGACCCGGCCACCTCCTGCGGCACTGGCGGCGTCGATGGCCGCCTGTAAGGCGGCGGAGTCGTTGGTGACCCCGTTGCCGACCGCCCCCTCGGCTTCGGGGAAGAATAGGCCGAGGTCGGGTGCGTGCTCACCCCGCGCCACAAAGGCCGCCCTCAGGGCGGCATCGCTGGCCCCCGTAACCCATCGACTCATGTCAGGCTCCGCTCGTTACGGGGATCCACACGTCGAGCGTGTCGTCCGAGTTGGTGGGTTCGACGGACCCGAGCCACAGAACCCGGGTGCCGGTGGCGACGCTGGGCCGCGCGGTGTTGGCGTCGTCTCCGTGGACGATGAACACGCCGCCCACCGCAGCGATCGCGCGCTCTTCGATGGTGGCGGGCTCCGAAGGCTCGCCGCCTTCCTCCAGCACGTACACCGTGACGTCGAGAGCGTCGTCAGCGTTGACCGGATCGACCGACCCGTACCAGACGACCGGCACGTCAACATCCGGCCGCGCGACGTTCGGGTTCGTGCCGTGAATGACCATCGGATACGCCGAACCCGGGTCACCCTTCGGCCCCTGGATGATCGGCGTGCCGCCGGATGTGGTGACCGGCGCGACCTGCGTCAGATCGACCGTCTCACCGGCCGGTAGGGAGAACGCGAACGAGCCCCGATTGAGCCCACCGTTGAGCCGGTAGGAGACGGTCCACGTCCAGCCGATCGGCGTGATCCCCGGAGAGTCGGTGGCGAGCAGGCTGACACCGTCGCGGCCCGTCGCATCGCGCAGCACACCGAACTCGTCGAGCTCGTAGGAGACGGACGAGCCGAACACGGTGACCGGCGGGATGGTGCCCGTGGCGAGCAGCACCGACGCCGACGGTGTGAACGTGACGGTGCCGGTGACGGGCAGCGCGTCCGGGTCGGCGTCGGCGTCCCCGTTGGAGTCGGCGACCGCGGCAACCGCCCGCCACTTCACCTCACCGAACAGGACCGCCGTGGGCAGCGTGGCCGTCATCGACAGACTCTCCTTAGATCGTGCGCGACTCGAGCGGCACCCACGCGCCCCCGACAGCGGCACGCTCGGTCACCGGCAGGACGGTGACCGTGACGGTGTCCGGCGCGGACATGGCCCCGGTGTCGTCGGTGGCGGTGACGGAGAACGTGAGCACGTCCCCGGCGATGGTTCCGGGTGCCTTGAACTGCCGCTGGTGGACAGCCGGGGTCGTGCGGGTGACCGGGGTGCCGTCGGTCTGCGTCACCGTGTACGCGACGATCACCCCATCGCCGCCTGAGCCGCTGAACGTCAGCGTGACCGTGCTGTAGGGCTCGACGGTCTGGTCCGGGCCGGCGCTGATGGTCGGCGGCACGTTGGACACGGGCTCGAACGCCAGCGCCCACACGTGCCCGGTGCTGGCGGTGTCGCTGCTGGTGAAGGTGGCGCCCGTGACCGCGCCGGGGGCGGCTGCGACCGCGTCGCGGGTGGCGAAGCTGGCCGTGAAGTTGGGCGCTACGGGGTTGGCGGTTCCGGTGTCGGTGCGCTTGGTGTAGCCCGCGCTGACGTTGGCGGTGGCCTTCGCCGTCGTGGTCGTGGTGTTGCGGATCATCGCCACGTTGATGACGAGGTTGTTCGCGCTGTCGGTGGTCAGCGTGGGGCCGGCGATCGTCGCCCCAGTCGTGGTGTCGGTAGCCGTGGCGAAGTGCTCGATGGGGACGCCGATGGCGCCCCGCACGACGATCCCCCCGCCGTGGATCTTGCCCGCGCCGACGGGAACCGTGGTGGTGACCGCAGTGCCGAGGTCAGCGGCGACCAGCTTCTTCCCGAAGAGCTGGGTGGTGTGGTTGGCGCCGGTGACCAGCGTCGGACCGATCGCGGTCCAGCCGGTCGGCGCGGGGAAGACGCCGGTGCCGGTGTTCAGGCCGACGGCGATGACAGCCACGTCCCCCGCCTGCGCGGCGGGTGGGATGGTCCAGCTGAACGTGTCGATGTTGGCCGCGAGCGAGTCGTGCGCGCCGGCCGCGACCACGTAGGTGGGGGCGCTGCCGGAGACGGGGGCCGTGGTGGGCTCGAACGCGAACATCCACACGTGGCCGGTGCTGGCCGTGTCGGTGGAGGTGAACGTCGGCCCGGTGACGGCCCCGGCGGTGGTCTGCACGGCGTTCCGGGTGGCGATGCTCGCGGTGAAGTTGGGTGCGATGGCGTTCGCTGTGCCGGTGTCGGTGCGTTCGGTCCAGCCGGCGCTGACCGTGGCCGTGGACTGGGTCGTGGCGGTGGTGTTGCGGAGCATCCCGACGGCGACGATGAGGTTGTCGGCGCTGTCGGTGGTGATCGTCGGCCCGGCGACGGTGGCGCCGGTGGTGGTGTCGGTGGCGTTCGTGAAGTTCGACGGGATGCCCTCGGCGCCGCGGATGATGATGCCGCCGCCGTGGATCTTCCCGGCGCCGGCGGAGGTGAGGGTCGCCGTCACCGTGGAGCCGGGGTCGGAGGAGGTGAGTACCCGGCCGAATGCCTGCGTGTTGTGGTTGGCGCTGGTGTTCAGCACGGTGCCGATGGCGGTCCACCCGGCGGGGGTGAGGAACGGGTTGGCCGAGGAGGCGTTCATGCCGACCATGACGACGGCGACGTCCCCGGCCTGGGCGGTCGCGGGGACGGTCCAGGTGAAGGTGTTGATGTTGGTCGTGAGGCCGTCGTGCGCTCCGGTGGCGGCGACGAAGGACGGGGCGGCCATGTCAGATCCCCACAGTCACTAGACTCGGCACATGACGGACGCGACGGATCGTCTGGCGGTGGCGCTCATCAAGGCGGTCAACAGTGGCAGCTACGAAGTGCGAAGCGGCGCGAGCGACTCTGACCTGCTGGCGTCCTTCGGCCATGCCGCGCGGCCGATAGCCCAGGCCCTTCAAGAGGCAATCCGCGAAGAGGTGAACAGCGCCATCGGTCAGACCCCCGCCGGTCGCGCGTAGTTGGTGCCGGTCGCCGGGTTCTTGAGGTCCCAGAAGTGCACGCTGCGGGCGTCGTTCATCAGCGCGACCCACTTGGTCAGCAGCGACCCGGTCAGCATCCACCGCTGCTCGGTGGTGTTCAGCGACCCGACCGAGGAGTTGTAGTACAGCCACGCGATGATGTCGTTGGTGCCGTCGAAGGTGCGGTTCCAGATCTCCTGCATCTTCGCGGCGGCGTCCGGGTCGCCACGGTTGACGCCCCACTCGGCGATTCCGATGGTGGTGCTGCGGGCCTTGCACCAGTTCACGGCGGCGACGATGTTCGCGCCCCACGCCGGGGCGCCGATGGTGCCGCCCTGGCCGCCCACGTAGTAGTCGACGCCCATGAAGTCCCAGAACTTGGCGGTGCCCGCTGGGATGAACAGGTCGATCCCGCCGGCCTTGGAGCCTTGCAGGAACGCGAACGCGGTCAGGCAGGGCGCGAAGGCGAGGTTGCGCCACTTGTAGTTCGCCACGCCGCCGTGTGCGTTGGCGTAGGCGGTCATCCGGGCGCGGAAGTTCCGCTGCACCGCGAGCCAATCAGCGTATGACCCGGGCACCCCGGTCTTGGCCTGGTTCTCCGGCTCGTGCAGCAGGGTGAACCACACGGGCGCGGTGGCCTGCTCCTCGACCCAGGTGATGAAGGCGTCGTAAACGGCGTTGTTCCGGCCGTCAGCGGCCTGCGCCCAGCTGGTCGTGTACATGACCGAGGGCCAGGCGATCCGGCCGCGGGCGTGCTGCTCCTTGATGGAGTTGATCACCGACCCGTTGGGTGCGGCCAGCGACGCGGCGCCTTGGAAGTAGGAGCGCATCGACCCGGCGGGCACCCCGGCGGACGTCTCCGGCCGGGACAGCTCGGAGGCGTGCTGCACCGTGCCGTCCTGGTCGAACTCGTCGAGGCCCCAGATGACGGTGCGGGTGACCTTCGGGTTGGTGTCGCCGGGGAAGCGCGACGGAACCGGCGGCGGAGGCGGAGGCGGCGGCGGCTCCACGTCCGGAGTCCGGGCGGGGCGGTTCCATTGACCGGCGACGAGGTTGCGGCGCAGGATCGGCGGCACTGCCTTACGCCCTGTTCGAGTTGCGGTCGCCGTAGATGCCTGCGGCCATGTTCCGCTCATAAGCGCCGGTCACCGCAGGCGGCACCGCCTTGGGAGGTGCAGGGTCCGGGCCATCGAAGTCGAACACGATGTCGATCCGGTTCGAGGGGCGCGCCGGCCACGTACCGTCCGCGTTCTTCGGCACGACGAACACCGACCCGGCGGGCACGTTGGTGTAGTCGACGTTGACGGTCGCCTCGGGTGCCGTGACGTGCTCGTGGACCATCGTGGCCCAGTCGCGCCAGTCCTCGTCGCCGTTGTCGGGAAGGGGAACAGGAGTCGTCACAGGAGGGCCTCCAAGGCGAGGTCGACAAGCATGTGGATACCGATGGCGGCGACGGCGACGACGACGAGCCCGACAGCGGTGATCAGCCCCACCAGCGGCGCGTCACGCCACCACCCGCCGCGGCGGGCAGGGTTGACCAGGGCACCCCAGCGGACGCCGGTCCACAGCGCCCAGCGGGTGACGAGCCCAGCGCCGCCCTCGCGGGCCATGCGCCGGAACAGGCCGTCGGCGTCGCGGGAGGAGATGCCGCGGTTGCCTTTGGCGAGCTGGACGCAGTGCCAGTCGTGGACGAGTGCACTGCGCTCGTAGACGCCCGTAGGTGGCAGGAGCGCCCAGAAGATCCGCGGCACCGACGTGAGGTCGGTGTCGAAGTCCGACGGGATCGTGATGATGTCCTTCGACCCGACGTACACCGTCGGGCCCACCGTCCGGTACCGGCCGCCGCCGATGTAGGTCAGGATCGGGCCGGTAGCGAACGGCACCGGTCAGACGAGCGGGTCGTTCGTCGCGCGCTGATTCGGCACTTGGTAGACGCCGAGCGCGGTGGCGATGCCGAGGGCGATGTTCACCCAGATCTCGACGTTCTCCTCGAGAACGCCGGTCGAGACGACCATCGCAGCAGCGCCCACCGCGGCGACGAGGAACTTCTTCGCACGGGCGACGAACGAGGGCTTGGCAGGGCTGGTCATGATCACTCCTGTAGTGATGAGGCGCCGGGTCCGCAGCGGTATTGCTGACGGATCTCGTCGAGACGACCGCCCGCGGCCAGGACGTCGAGGACGTCACACACGGCGTCGGTCACGTTCTGCTGGATGCGGTCGGCCTGCTGGTCGCGGAACTCGGCGAGGTTCACCACGGCCAGCGTCAACGCCACCACGGCGGCGGTGAGGACCACCACGGCGATCGACAGCAACAACAGCGGCCACCGCGGCTGCTTGTGGGTGTGCTCGACGACCGTCCGCGGCTGCCTGCGCCGCTCCACCACGATCGGCTTCTCGTAGTGCCCTTCGCGGCCGGTCACGACGTCGGCGGCGTTCGGCGCTGGTAGGGGTGGGGGAGCTCCACGCCGACGGCCCGCGCGATGATCTCCAGATAGATCTCGTGGCGCTCGAGGCGCCGGTCCATGACGTCGCTGGTCTTGTCGCAGTCGTCGGCGCGTTCCTGCAGTTGTCGCACGATGTAACGCACCTCAGCCCCGGGATCGGGCGGCGAGGGGGTCGGCGTCTGCTCCGGTGGCTGGGAGACGGTCGCCTTCGCCGACTTGTTGATCAGAGCGGTGATGACGCCCCCCGCGACCGTCACCACCACGCCGGCGAAGATGAAAACGATGTTCAGAAGGGCATAGGACTGTTCGGGTGCCTCCGCTGCCGCGGCTACCCACACGGCATCACCCTTCGTCGGGGGGACGCAGCGCCTCGTGCGTGGCGAGCCACATGCCCGCGACAACGAACACCGACAGCAGGGTCGGCCACACGACCAGGCCGATCGCCGACCCCCGGCCCTGGATGACGCCGATGGCGAAGGTCCCGGTCCAGGCGAACCCGGTCGGGACGACGGTGCCCCAGGTGCAGATCATCCGGGGCAGCGTGGCCTTGGCGACCAGCGCAGCCGCCGAGACGCCCGCGATCAGGTAGACGACGGCCCACGGGTGGCGGCCCATCAGCGTGAACACCGGCAGCCAGCCCTCGGTGACGACCAGATCCTCCGGCATGAACGCCAGCACCGCCGCCATCAGCAGGTGGAACGCCGAGCAGATCGTGAGGATGATCCGCGCCGCGTGGTCTCGCAGCCAGCGCACCGGATGCGGTGACCGCTGCTGGTTCATCAGCACGGGGAACGCTTGCCGCACACCGCGCACGTGGACATGAGCGGCCCGGAGTCCTGCGGGGCGCACGGCCCCCACTGGTGGTGGTGGAGGCGGCGCAGCAGGCGCGACGGCAGCCTGAGCAGCCGCCACATCAGGCGGCCGGCGGTGGCTCAGGCGCCTCGGGCTCGGACTCCTCGGACTCCACGAGCCGCTCGAGCAGGCGCCGGATCTGCAGGATGCTGGCGTCCATGTAGCCGACCTGCTCGACCACCGACGCCTTCTGCACCGTGTCGGTCGGCAGCACGCCGCCGCGCTTGCGGTCCTCGAGCAGCGCCGTGGCGAGCTCGTCGACCTTGCCCGACAGCGCGGTCACGGCGCGCTCGATCTCGTCGATGCGTCCAACCTGCTTGTAGACGCCTTCCCACTGGTTCTGCGGCACAGCGGCCATGTCGTCCTCCGGGACGGGTGCGGGCTTCGGGTTCACGTCGGCGGGGCTGCCGGCGAGTTGCTTGGCGCGGGCGATGATCTGCGGGATCTGGGCGATGCGGCGCGAACCGGGGCAGACCTTCCCGACGGCGTTCGACCATCGCTCGCCGCCGGACACCATGTAGCCGGGCACGCCCTGCCGGTGGTAGCCGTTGCCGCGGCGGCCGGGCTTGGAGTCGGGGATCAGGGCGAGCGGGATGCCGTGGGTCTTGTGGACCCAGGCGGCGATCTTCGCGTTGGCCTCGACCTGCGCGGCGGTCCACGCGGGCACGGCGCCGCCGTCGTTGAGGTTCCACCTCGGGAAGCCGGTCCCGACGTCGGCCGTCTCCACCGAGATGATGTGGTGGTTGCCGTTGAGGTTCGCCGCGGCCCGCAGGTCGGTGTCGACCCACTGGTAGATCGTCCCGTCGTGGCCGACGCCGAAGTGCGACGACGGGCCGCCGGGGGCGTTGCTGCGGAAGTACGAGTCGGTTCCGTTGAGCGACCCGACCATCGTGTGCCAGCACAGAATGTCGTGGGCGGCCATGCGGCTGCCGCGGTGGGCGATGGGTCGCCAGACGGCGCCGGGCATCCGGGCCATGAGAACTCCTCGGGTCAGCCCGTCACGTACATGGCGGACATGCGGACAGAGCGAACGGTCAGCGAGCCGCCGGAGCTCTGATAGCCCTCCAACTGGACGCGCTCACCGGCGGCGAGGCTGGTGATGTGCGAGCCGGTGATCACCGTCGAGTGCGGGTTGGGGCTCGCCGGCACCACGAGCAGCTCATAGGGCTGGCCGGCGCCCTCGCCGATGCCCTGCCCGTCGAGGGGCATGAGCCGGATACCGCGGGCGCCGGTCCCGTTCGGCTCGAAGTAGATCGTTGCGACGAGGTGGTACCAGCCGGCCCACGGCGCAACCCAGGTGGCGCCCGTTGAGCGCATCCCGTAGGTGTCGATCTCGCCCCAGTTCGTGTTCGACACGAACGGCACCCACGAGCCGGAAGTTGTCAGCTCGGTGTCGACGTTGCGCTGCGCGCGCATCGCCCGGCCGCGCACGTCGGCGACGGCGGCGTCCACGTAGCTCTTGGGTGTCGGATCACCGGCGGCGGTCGGGGTGGGGGTGACCAGGAGACCGGTTCCGTCGGGCCTGATCCACTTCCGCTCATCGACGATGCCGGTGATCGCGGTGCCCGAGTTGGGTGGCGTCAGGAAGGAGAACAGCGCCTCCTCCCAGACGCCCGTCTCCGACTGGGTCAGCGACGGCGCGACCGGGCTGGCGGCTGCGGTGCCCGCCTTGACGGCGGTGGTGACGGTGCCCGCGGCGAGGTCGCGGCGCAGCACCAGCCGGTCGCGGCGGGACCACGTCGCGTGGGTGTTCGCCGCGACAGTGTGGGTCGGCGGTGTGCCGGTGCGGGTCAGACCGAAGCCGCGCACCCACGCGCGCCCCGCACCCGCAGACACCGACAAGCCCCCGCTGGCGAACGCCCAGTCGCCCGTGGTGGGCGACGCGGCTGCGGTGCCGATGGGCCCGGACGGCGCCCAGATGGGGGCGTAGCGGGACCATTCACCGTCGGACCAGGTGTTTCCGGAGGTCGAGAATGGGCCGTAGACGTCAGGCATGTAGGCCCCTCACTTGTCGGTGGGTCGTGCGAAACTGGCTCGTGCGATTCCGCCGGATCAATGCAGCCCTGGCCTTGCTCGGCGGTTACTTCTGGACCGCTTGCCCGCTCTGCGGTCAGGGGTTCGGTGGGCATGAGTGGCGGGATATCGACGGCGGGTCATCGGTCATCCCGCACTCAGACGGTGAGCCCGGCCACGGAACCGCGATCTGCCCGGACTGCACACGCGCCGGCCGTGGCTACCAGCCGTCGGACCTACTTGTTGGACTCGAGCGCGGACAGGCGTAGACCGACGGCGCGCAACTGCCGCTGAGTCGGCGACGACGGCAGCGCGGTCGCATCAGCCGTCCCCACAGCGGGCGTGATCTTCTCCGAACCGTCCGCGCCCACCTCGAACGCGATCTCCCGGACCACCTCGGCCACCTCCGCGATCGACGGCTCGTCGGGGAAGCCGATGAACACCCGAATCCGGTCGCCCAACCCCCAGTCGGCCCCATAGGACGCGGCCTGCGAATCGGACAGCGACAAGGTCAACTCGATCGTGCCCGCACCCTCAGTGACGGCGTCCTGCGCCGCCTGCACGAGCTCAGCGGCGTCCGCGGTGTCCCGGCGGTCCACGTACGCCCACGACTGCATCCGCCACTCAAGGGCAAGCGGGTCGGTCGTCCTGGCCGCGCGGCGCATCCGGGCCTTGAGGTCGCCCTGCCCGGCGGCGACCGCATGGGTCACCGTCGGCGCCGCGAGCCGGTAGGAGAACCCGCGCAGGTTGCGCAGGCCCACGGAGAACTTGAGCGCCTCGGACATGTCGCGCGGCTCGTACACCGACGCGACCAGCGCACCCTCCGAGCCGGTGACGCGCACCCCGAGGTTCGCGCCCGACGCCACCGACATCTGCCCCAGCGCTCCGAGCAGATTCCCACCTGAGGCGAACAGCCCCGTCCACGACCTGCTGACGCCGACGTTGGGATCCGGCGCCAGGGTGAGGCCGGTGACGCGGCGCCCCGCGTGGCACGTTGGGCCCGCCTGGTCGGAGATCAGCCGGCGCATCGCCCCCGACGCGGCGCCTGTGTACTTCCAGTAGTCGTTGACGGTCTGGTCGTCCTCGGCCCGCAGCGGGTCGGGGAACACCAGCCGCTCCGCAAGCACCTGCTCGTCGGACTTGGCCTCGACCTGGATCGTCGCCCGGCCGCCGGACTCGTCCAGCGCGACCTCGACCGCGCGCACCGGGCCGGAGAACTCCACCCGACCGTCGCGGTACAGGATGAGCCCGGCGCCCGGCTGCAGCGCGTCCCACCGCTCACGGGTGTAGGAGGTGGTGAGCACCGCCGAGCCGACGCCGACGTGCCGCACCACCAGCTGCGCACCGATGATCGGCAGCGCCACCGTCGGCTTGTACGTCGAGTTACGGGCGTACGCGGTCCACGTGTGCTGCGCGGTGAAGTCGTCGACCCGCTCCACCACGACCGGCGGCGGCGGTGGCTCCGGCTCGGCGCCGCCACCCAGACCGAAGGGGCCGGTGCCGAACGGGATCGTGCCGAAGCCGGGAGTGGTCACGTCGCCCCCGTCTCGTGTATATACTCAAAGCGTGGTTGACCGGCTGCGATCGTTCCGAGTCAGCGACGGCGTCTGGCTGGCGGCGGTAGAGATCGCCAAGCGGCGCGACGACTCGCTATCCGAGGTACTGCGCGACGCGCTGCGCCGCTACATCAGGAGGCACCAGTGAGCGACGACTTCACCGCGAAGGGTCTGGAAATGCTTCGATCGGCCGGGTTCCCAGTCGCAGGCATCCACGACGCCCCAACACCCGACACTGACCCCCGACAGGCGCTCGTCGACTTCCTGCTCGCGCGGATCGCTGAGGATGAGGGGGCCAATCGGCGTGGCCCCGAGCCAGAGTCATGGTGCGACCGGGGAGGGGGCTTGCACCTGTCGCATGCCAGAGTCGCAGCCGAGTGCGAGGCGAAGCGGCGGATCGTTGAGCCGTGGAGTTCCGATCCGCACAGCGAGAACAACTGGCGATTCGGCATCCACGCCGCCGCGCATGAGGTCGTGCTGCGCTTCCTTGCGCTCCCCTGGGCGGATCACCCGGACTACCGCAGCGAGTGGCGACCCTGATGCCGGAGGCTCTCGCTGTCGTTGCCGTCGCGCTGGTCGTTGCTGGCATGGGCCTGATGCTCAATGGCGATGAAGATGCGTGGTGGACAGGGGTGGGTCTCGCTATCGCCGCGATAGTGCTGGCCCTGCTCCTGGGCTGACTAAGCCCCCGCGTACCTCGGCCTGTAAAGGCCCTCGATCAGCGTTGCCGCCGTCGCACCCGTCAACGTCACCGACAGGCTGTTCACACCCTCCACCAGCGGCCACAGATCCGGATAGCCCACGACGTTCGGCATCGCGTTCGTGCCCGACCCCAGCCGCACCGACTCACGGTTCGGCCGGGTGTCGATCACCAGCGACTCACCCGCAGCCAGGATCACGTTCACCGTCAGCGACCGCCCGGTGCTCAGATTCGCCAACGTCAGCGCCGACCCCGGGCCCGTCACCGTCCACACCGGATACGCCGGCGCATCCATCTCCGACAGATCCAGGGCAAACTGCCCCTGCACCGTCGACGCCGACAGCGTCACCGGCGGGATCGGGAAGAACGGCACCGGAGCACCCAGGCCGAACCGCACCGTGCGCTCGTTGCCCAGCCACCACGGATCCGGGGCGTAGAACTGCGCGACGAACTTCCAGTGCAGGCCGACGCCGTTGACCGCACGCGACCGGTCGCCCTCGAGCCCGCCGGCGTAGTAGCAGCCGATCGACCGGGACTCGCCGACCTCGTTGAGGACCGACAGCGTGCCCATGCCGGCCTTCGGGCGCATGTCCCGCACCAGCGCGCGGGCCTTGTCGCGGAACTCGGCCTTCGTCTCACCTCTGATCATCAGGCCGAGGGTGAGAGTGCGAGCCTCCGCGCGGATCGCCTGCACCGTCACCCCGTCGGTGCTGGCGTACTGGTCGGTGACCATGTCGTACGTCGGCGACGCAAGGCCGGTGGTGCCATCGCCCAGGTGGAAATACCCGGCGGTCATGTCGGTGAGGTTGGTGAGCTTCCCGTCCGCGGAGGTCCAGAGGATCTGGTCAGCCACGGAGGAACTCCATCGTCCGGTTGCTTCGCTCGACGGTGCGGGCGATCTGCGCCGCCGACGTCACGCCGTAGAAGTTGTTGACGTACGTGGCGCCGCCGCGGGTCAGGGCGGCCTCCTGCTCGGCGGTGCGGACCGTCTCGTGCCTGCCCGTGCCGTTCTTGACCAGCGAGATGCCGGGTGGGAGCAGGCCGCCCTTGTCATAGACCGACACGTGGACGTGGTCGCGGTGCTGCAGGGTGTCCCCACCGCCGCCGCCAGGGTGGCCGTAGGGCTGCCAGCCGCGACCGGAGTTGATCCGGTCCCGCCAGATCACGTACTTGGTGCCGAACGCCCCGGGGTTGTTGACGAACCAGTTGGCGACCGCGTTGCCGCGGGCGATCGACGCCGCCGAGCGGTAGTTGGGGATCATCACGTCGATGGCCTTGCCGAGCGCGTGATCCGACAGCGTGTTGGTGCCCGCGATGTTGCGGTAGGAGTAGCCGCCGATGTTGGTCAGGCCGAACGTCCGCATCACGAACGCACGGGCCGCAGCAGCCACCGGACCCAACCCGCCAACGCCGTTCGGGGAACCGCCCGACGCGCCGAACGACCCGCCACCAGTCAGGACGGAGCTACTCGACTTGTCGAACAGCTCCTTGGCCTTCTTGACCGCCCGCGCCCAGATGTTCTTCGCCAGACCGGGCACGATCTCGCCGAGCATCCCCGCAGGCCCGGCGCCGATGCGGACCGTCTCCGGCATCGCCTGCTGGGCCAGTCCGGCGCCGGGCAGCAGGCCGGCGAGGAAGCCGCCGGTCCCCTCGCCGCGCATCCACCCGGGAATCTCGAGCACGCCACCGTCGGCGAAGCCCTGCCGGATGTTGGGCAGCGGCACCTCAGCGGCGAGCGCTCGACGAAGACCGGCCTCGCCCTCGGTGCGGGCGATCTTGTTGAGGGTGTCGATGTTCGCCCGGCCCAGCGCACGGGTGAACTCCGGGCGCATCACGGCCTCGCCGCCGGACAAGTCGAGGATGCCGGCGGTCGGGGAGACGAAGCGGTGCACGTCGCGGCCCGGCGTGTAGCCCGGGATGACGCCACCGGAAGCCAGGCGAACCGCGGCGACATCGTCGCCGTCCCACAGATTGTTCACCTTGTTCCACAGCCTGCGGATGCCGTTGTTCCACACCACATCGACGACCGCCTGCAGCGGGCGCCGGAGCGTGTCGGACAGGCCGCTCCACAGGGACCGGATGCCGCTGACCGCCGACGAGAACGAGCGGCGCACCGTCTCACCGATGTCACGGAAAGCGTTGAACACGGGCCGGATGACGCCCGACCAGACGGCGCTGATCCCCGACGACAGGCTCCGCCACGCCGAGCCGATCGCGGCGAACACCGGCCGCAGGACACCGTTCCACAGCGCGGAGATCCCAGCCTGCAGAGCGGCCCACGCAGGCTTGATGAGGTTGTCCCACGCCCAGCGGACCGCCACACCGAGCGCGCGCCAGGCGACCATGATCGCGTTGAAGGCGGGGCGCAGGACGTTCTCCCACATCCACTTGCCGGCCGCGGCGACCGCGCGGAACGCCGTGTCGACGATCCTGCGGAACGTGTCGGACCGCTGGTAGGCGATGACCAAGATGGCGATGAGTCCGCCGATCGCCGCCACGACCAGTCCGATCGGGTTCGCCAGCAGGACCGCGTTGAACGCCGCGACCGCGGCGATGACGGTCTTGATGAACATGAACGCCCGGAACGCTGCGAGCATCGCTCCGAGCGCGGCCACGACGGGCACGATCACGTCCCGGTTGCGGCCGATCCAACGAGCGAAGTCGGCCACAGCGGGCAAGACGCTGCCGGTGATGAACTCGCCGACCCGCTGCAAGGTCGGCAGGATGTTCTGACGGAACGACGCCGCCCACCCGGCGACCGCAGGAACCGCGCGGTCCGTGATCCACGAAGCCAACCGGCCGATGACCGGCAGCAGGTAGCCGCCGAGCTGCTCGCCCAGGTTCCCTGCGATCACCCGGAGCCGCTGCATCGGGTCCGCGGCAGCCGCAGCCGCGCCGCCGAACTGGGTCTGCAACTCGCCGAGGATGATCTTTTGCGCGCCGAGGGTGTTACCCGACTCGACGAGCGTCCGGATCTGCTCCTTCTGCTGCTTGGTGAACTGCACGCCGGCGCGACCGAGCGCGGTGACGCCCTTGATCGGGTCGTTCAGCGCCTTACCGAGCTGCATCGCCGCGTTGCGGGGCTCGGTGCCCATCGCCACGGCCATGTCGGTCGCCGCGGCGGCGGCCTGGTTGAAGATGTCGTTGCCCTTGCCGACCTCGTTGCGGACGTTGGTGAACGTCAGCAGCAGGTTCGCGCCGGACTGGATCGCCTCGTCATCGACAGCGGTCTTGTTGCTGATCGCGGTAGCCAGGTCCCCGACCTGCTTCGCGGTGATGTTCGCGGCCCCGCCGGTGGACTTGATCGCCGCGGACGTGAGCCGGCTGATGCGCTGCGACTCGGCGGCGTCGGAGATGAACCCGGCGAACATGGTGCCCAGGCCGGCGGCGGCGAGCGCGCCGGCGGCGAGCTTCATGCCCGAGGAGATCGACGACCCGAAGCCGTGGCCCTGCTTGCCGGCCTTCTCGGCGGCATCCCCGACTTGCCGGAATGTGGGCGACGCCTTGTCCCGGGCCAGCAGGTCGAACACCAGGGACAGCGACGCCACGGTCAGAGTCCCTTCAACAGTCGTCCCGCGTAGTCGGCGAGGACGTCGGTGATGTCGTCGGCGACCTGCGGGGCCCGGTCGCGGATCGTCTCGTCGAAGTAGCCCCTGGCCTCCGGGACGTCCTGCACGACGAAGTTCTTGCCGCCGTTCTTCGGCTTCCCCCGGCGGCCGAACACCGGGTGCGGCACGCGGCCCTGCGTGGACATGCGCGGGTCGGACTTCTTGTCCTGGATCCGCACACCGGCGGTCTGGATCCCGGTGCGCGTGACCACCGACGGCGTGCGCTTGGCGACGTGCTTGGCAAGTCCGCCGCGTTGCGGCAGGTCACGCGCGGCTGCAGCCTTGACAGCCTTCGGCAACGGCTTCGCGGCCTGCTTGACCGCCTTCTGCATCTCGTTCCGCAGCGAGCCCTTGCCGGTGCCGCCGACCTCCTTGAGCCGCTTCGACAGCTCGTAGAACGCCCGCGCGCCCTGGTCGGACGACGTGGACGAGCCGGAGATCCGGCCGGTGACCGACTGGACGCCGCGGCGACCGGAGCCGCCGATAGGACTAGTCACCGTTGGCGCCGCCAGCGGTCGAGCGCGTCCGCAATCGTCACCGCATCAACGACTGCATCGAAGGACTGCGCGTGGCTACAAGGCGGCGCAATGGGACGGCGGTAGACCACGCGCCGGATTCCCTCGACGGCCGTGCGCATAGCGGCGCCACCGCTCGCTGACGGCGACGCCTTGTCCCTCGCTAGGAGGTCGAAGATGAGCGCCAAGCTGTTCATCACGCAACTCCTAGGGCTCGGCGCAACCGCATCTGCTCGTCGTCCACGTCCGCGGGCTGCGGAGCCGCGACCAGCGCCTCGTCGAACTGCGCCACCGACTCCGCCAGCGTCGGCAGGTCACCGCCCTCGCCCGACATCACGAACTGCAACGCCGCGATCTGCCGGTCGGCGAGCACCTGCCGTTCGAGCTGCTCGACGAGCAGCACGTACGCCAGATCGCACACGTCCCGCAGGCTCAGGAAGCCGAAGCCCGCATCCGCTGCACGATGAACTCGGCCTTGTCCGCCCGGCCCGCCAACTCGAGCTCCCGAACCAACTGCAGCTCCGGCTGCACCGATGAGACCGGCTCGGACTCGGACTTCGGCTCGATGACCGTCAGCCCAGCCGAAGAGTCGGAGGGCCGCCCAGTAGGGCGCTCGGAGATCACCGCGATCGCCGCCTGCACCGCGGCCATCAGGTCGTCACCGTCGGCGCGGGACTTCGTCGCGGCGCGCTGGAACCGCGACCAGTCCTGCTCGGCGATGCACTGCTCAAGCAGGTCGTACATCGCGGCGAGGCCCGCCATGTCCTCGGAGTCGACGCCGGAGTCCGCGAGGTGCGCGAACCGCATCAGCGGCATCAGACCGATCTTGTCCGCGACCGCGAACGACTCGCCGGCGAACTCGATGCTGCGGTCAGACACGCGACGTCCCAGCGCCCCACATCTTCCACGGCTTCGCGCCGCTCGTGGGGACCTCCATGTTGAACGTGCACGGGATCGCCGAGATCGACGGGGCCTTCTGGAAGGCCGTCGAAATCTCGCCGCCCTGCAACGTCTGGCGCAGCAGGATCCGCACCGTGTCGTCGGTCGACTGCCACAGGACCATCGACCGAACCTCGGTTCCCGGGTCCGGCGGCTCGAGCGTCGTCACCTCCGTGCCAGCGGTGCCGGTCGGCGTCAGCGCCGCGACACCACCGTTGAGGGCGCGGCGGTAGTTCGACAGCGTCCACGACGCCAGATTGAAGGCGATGTTGCCCGACCGCCCGGTGGTGGCGTACTGGATCGGGTCGAAGAACTCGGCGACGGTGATCGCCTCAACCTCAGACGAGTACGTGAACGTCGACCCCTCGGTGGTGGCTCCGAGCGGGATCCATGCGACCGGGATCGCGTCGGTCAGCTTGCTGCCGGCGACCGTGGCGGTCGGCTCGGCGGTGCCGATCGGGGCAACCCACAGGTAGCCCGGGTCGGTCAGGATGTTCGGCCGTGCAACGGCGGGAGGCATCGGTCAGCCCTTCTCTTCGATGCCGGCGGCCTGCCGACCGGCCTTGGTGGTGGTCTTGGCGACGGCGTCCTGCGGCACGACACCGCGGTCGACGTGACCGACGGGGACGGGGTCGCCCTCGCTGAACGCGTTGACGCCCTCGATCTGAATGGGGCGCAGGGCAACGTAGGTGCCGTACTCGCGGGCCCGCTCTGCTTCGCGGTCCTCCACGGTCTGCGGGGGCAGGGGGGTGGTCATGCGGATTCCTTCCGAGAGGGTCAGGGCCTGGCGAGGTACGTGAGGGTCACCGTCAGACGCTGAGCGGCGCCGGCGGTGTTCTGAACGGGCTGCACATCGACAGCGAGGGACGCGGTCGACGACGGGGACATGACGCCGAGGGTGTGATCGCCGACCACCCAGTCCTGCCAGGCGTCGAACAGGGCGAACGCCTGCGCGCGGACGACGGAGATGTTGACGTCGCCGGTAGTGCACACCACCTCGGAGCGGATGGTTCCGGCTTCCTCCCACGGCCAGGCTTCGGGCGTGGACTGCTCGAGGCTGCCGCCGAAGTCCTCGCCGAGCACGAAACCCACTGTGACGTAACCCGCCGGGGCTTCCTGTGTCACTGGCGGGCCGTCGAATACCCGCACGTCGGACCAACCGGGCAGAGTCGGCAAGTGGGACACCAGCCGCGCGACGACCGTCGGCCAGGCGCTGCTCATGTCACCGAAGGCCGCAGATAGGGCTCCAGCAGAGACTGGACCCGGTAGGGCAACAGAAAGCCCGATCCCGCGGACCGCAGCTCGTCATCGCCGGTGCCGGTCAGCGCTGCCGGCGCTGACCCGCGCTGCGACTCCCACAGGTGCTTGGTCAGTTCCAGCACCGCGGCCTCGAGGTCGGCGGGCAGAGGCGCGGCGCGACCCGACTGGTATGTAACCCGCACGCTGCGCGGCAGGCCCGCATACCCGTAGCCGAACTCCGAATACAGCAGCCCCGCCTCAGAGTCCAAGTCGAAGCCGGCCACCGTAGTCACTGCATCCGCGACTACCGACGTCACCGCGATCACCGGTGGGCGGCGCAGCACGATCGGATTCCGGCCGCCGTGATGCACCTCGGTGACCGTTACCGGGCTCAGCGGACCAACGCGTGCGGCGATCGCCGCTTCAGCCCGGTCTAGCGTGAGGACGAGCTCATTGTCGCTGCCCGTGCTCGTGATGTTCAGGAAATCCTTCACGTCCTGCAGGGGGACGACGGCCACCGGTGCATCCCCTCATCAAGTCGGCCGCCGGGCACCCGTAGTGGGCGCCCGGCGGACCGGTCTACTTGCTGTCGGACGGGCGGGCGGCCTTGTTCGGGGCCGACCGCTGCGCCTTGTTGTCCGTGTCGTCGCCGGACTGCGCCTTCTCCGACTTCCGCTCACGGACCTGCTCGACGTAGCCGGCGTTCACCCAGGGCTGGGCGTCACCGTCGGACACGTCGAACTCGTCGCCCTCCAGGTACTGCTTGTCTTCGTGCACCACCTGGTACGGGCCAACCACTCGAACCTTCATGTTCCTCAGCCCTCCGAGATGATCTCGGCCGCGCGGAGCGCCGCGAGAATGGCGTTGACCTTGGCGATGACGTCGGCGAGGGTGGCCCCGCCTGCCAGGTCGGCGATGACGGCGCTCACCGTGTACTGGTTGTCGACCGGGTCGATTGGCATGGCCGGCTCCCGATCAGGCGTTGAGCGCGGTGACGGTGTGGAAGGCCGCCGGCCGGTACACCGCGAGCGCGAGACGCTCCTCAGCCCTGATCGCTGTCAGGTTGCGCTGGAAGAAGTCGGAGTGGCTGTTCGACGCCTCGACCGTGAGGCCGTTGCGCCGGAACACCTGCGCCTGCGTGGCGAACGCGCCCACCAGGGCCGTGTTCACCGGGATCGACGCGGTGACCGCAACCCGCAGACCCCACAGGTTGTCACCGAACATGCCCGCGAACGGGCCGCCGCCGTAGTACTGGCCGTTGGCGTCCTTTTGGGTGCGGACCGCCGCCCAGTTGGTCGGGTGCATGACGATGCCGTCCGGCTCAACCAGTGCGTTGACTCGGATGTTCGTCATCGCCGTGTAGATGGCGTCGATCGGCGAAGCGCCGGCACCCTTCGCGACGGTCTGCACGCCGGTGCGGTTCAGCAGGCCCCGAAGCTGCGGCGCAGTGCCGGTGCCGGAGAGGAGCTGGCGCTCCTCCTCGTGCTGCACGAACAGCCGCAGACGACCGTCGAGGTAGGACCGGAGCTGCGCGACGTCCTCGAGCATTTCGTCGGTGATCGGCAGGAACGTGGCGATCTTGCGGACCGGCTCGTCGACGTTGGCGAACGTGATGGTCGACTCGGGCTTGAGGTCACCCTCGAGCACGCCCGCGGCGGCGTTGGTGTTCGTCGCTTCCTGCACGTACCGCACCACGCTGGAGTCGGTGGTGCCCGTGGCGAGCAGGTCAGCGATGGTGAGCTGCCGCATCAGCAGCGGCTCGATACCGCCGCGCACGTCGGGGTTCACGATCGGCGACGCCGTCGAGGTGACCGTGGCCTTCGCGTCGAAGAAGTTCGGCATCTCGACCGGGCCCGACGTCCAGTTGCCCGTCAGGCCACCGGACTTGAACGCGCCCTGAAGGTTCTGGAACGCCGACGACTTGACGAACATGTCACCGAACGAGGTGGCGTCCTTCACGCCGGCGGGCTCGGCGACCTGGTTCGTCGGCCGCTTCATGCCCTCGATCGCCTCGGCGATCCGCTCGTTGTCCTCCATCTCCTGAACCCGGGCCTTGAACTGGTTGACCTCGGTGATCAGGGTCTCGACCTGCTGCTTCTCGTCAGAGGTGAGGGACCGGGCGGCCTTCTGCGCCGTCTCCGTGATGGAGGACGCGGCGGCGAGCTTGCGGTCGATCTCAGCCTTGAGGAAGTCCTTGGCGGACTGCATGGCTTACTGCTCCTTTGCCTGTTGGATGCGTTGAATGAGGCTGAGAAGTTCCAGGTCGCTCGACTTACTGGCCTCGACCGCCGGAACGGCGGCCTTGCCTGCCTCGTCTTCGTCGGACTTCTCTGACTCCTGCCCGTCGGCCACTGAGCCGAGGGAGGAGAGAACTTGGGAGATGGACTCCATCGCCGCGCGAAGCTTCGCCTCGTTCGCTTTCGACAGCGTGCGGCCGGCCTTCGTGCCGTCCGGGGTGTCGGTCTTGTCGTGGGCGGCAGTGACTGCCTCCAGCGCCGACTTGACCGCCAGAACCTCCGTGTCGGGGTTCATCCCCTTGAGCGTCGGCCCAACCTCGATGACGTCGAGCTCCAGCAGGTCGTTCACGCCGTCCTTCGCCGTGCGGTTCTTGGCGACGGTGTAGGCGAACGAGTGCTCTTTGAGCGACCCGCGCTTCATCAACCGGTACACCTGCGCCGCGGCTGGGTTGTCGTCCACGTCCAGCGTGTACGTGGCCTTGAGGCCCTGCTCGGTTTCCTCCAGGGAATCCACTGCGCCGATGTGGGACCACAGGTCGCCCCACTCGTGGTTGAAGATCACCGGCACGGGGGTCCCAGTGGACTTCCACCTGTCGATCGACTTGGCGAAAGCGCCCTTGATGACCCGGTCTCCACCGAGGTCGACGTTCCCGAACACGGAGACGATCGCCTCGACCTTGCCCTTCTCGCCCTCCCCGTCCAAGGTCTTTAGCGCGACCGGATAGGTCTTGCGGAGGATGCCGCTCATCGGTCGTCGTCTCCTAATGGATCGGTCTGGCGCACCGCTTCGGCGCGCGCGTAGTTCGTCAGCGTCGAGGCCAGCGACCAGCCCAGGTCATCAGCGCGGGACGTCTTGGCCGCGCCGAACACGGCCCGCACCTGCTCCACGTCCTCCGCCGTGTCCACCGCACTGAACGTGGCCTCATTGATTGCCTTCGCGGTGTCGTCGACCAGGTCGTTCAGCCAACTCAGCGCCTGCGAGGGCGCGCACTTGCCGGCCGTCAGGATCCGAAGCGTCGTGCTGCCCAGGGCGAACAGGTCGCCGCGCAACTCGCTGTCCCACTTCTCGCGGGACTTCGCGGCCGTCTGACCCCACGACGCCACCGCCGACCGCTCCTGGCGGTCGAAGTAACCACGCAGGAACTCACCGAACTCGCGCGCCGCCTCTGCACGCGCGACCTCGTCCACCGACGCAGGCGACTTCACCTGCGGCGACGGCGCGCTCGCCGTACCCGGGTCCTCCGTCGGCACCGTCACGGCAGGCTGGCCGCCGTACAGGACGTTCAACGGCTGCACCGGAACATCCGCCCAGTCCTCGTTGATCCTCGGCAGATTCAGCCGCGCCCGGCCCTCGTTGATCGTCAAGTGCGGCACGCCGATCGCCGTCGTCAGCGCCTTCTGCTGCTCCTCAAACGAGCCCTTCAGCTTTTCCGCGAGGTTGAACTCGACGTACACCGTTCCGCGGCGGTTCAGCGGCTCCACATCGGGGAGCAGCTGCAACTCGATCTCGTCCTGCAGCATCCGCAGCCACGGCCCGAGCACGTCCTGATACGCCTGCCGGTGACGAGACTCCGACGACGCCGCCGTGTCCCCGCCCATACCGAGCAGCGACGGCGTCATCCCGTACTCGACGCAGACCTCCTCATAAGTGAGGCGCCGGCCCTCGATGTAGGCGGTATCCCGCGGCGAGAAGGACGACGGGTTCCACGTCATCCCCTCCTCGAGGACGCCGATCCGGCCGGCGTTGGAGCCGCCGGTCATCACCGACTCAAGGTCGGCGCGGAACCTGCGGCGCGCATCGTCCGACCACTGCGGCGCCTCCGCCGGCCGCTGGATCCAGCCCGACTGTCGGGCCGAGTTCCGCCACATGTTTTCGCGGTGTGACTGCGCGGCGAACTCCTCCGCAAGCACCCGCCGCAGCGTCTCCAGCGGCGACACACCCAGGTCGTCGTCGTCGGGCGAGAACCCGCGGAACAGCACAAGCTGGTCGCGGCGGTACCGCCGGCCGTTACGGGAGTCGACCCACAGCGAGCGACCGTCAACGGCCTCCAGCGTCAGATAGCGCGGCGGGATGCGGACCACGGCGAGCCGACTAGAGGTAGGCATTTTGAGCCACACCGCGCGGTCGTAGATCGCCAGGTCCTGCACCGTGTCCCGCAAATGCCGGAACCGGGTGGCGTCCGGGTTCGGCTGCCGCAGCACCCGAGCCAGCGGATGGTCGCCGACCTCGAGCCGGTCGGTGTCGCTGACCCGCTCGAACACCTTCGGGTTGAGCTGCCCGACGTTGCGGCCCAGCCAGTCGACGACAGCCCGCACCGCGGGCTGCCGGCGATACATCTGCCCGTAGTCGCCCATCGACGGCCACAGATCAGCGAATGTACGGACCACCTCAGGCGAGAACCCGACACCCTTGGCGTCGGCCGGCTCGTAGGCGGAGACGATGTGCTCGGGATCGGGGAGTCCTGTGGCGCCGAACATGCGGGCGAGAAAGCCCATGCGGCGCCCCTCTCAAGTCTTTGGTGATGGCAGCCGCGCGGGCCGATTACAGGCTGTCGGGGTAGGCGACGCCGTGACCGCGCACCAGATGACGCCACACCCGCTCAACATCCGGGTGCGCCGCGCGGGCAGCGGCTTCCGCCTCCTGCCACGTCGCAAAATCGGCCGACTCTGTGATGAAGCCAGCCGCGTCCATGTCCTCGAGATACCAGCGGAAAGACTGGTCGACCTTTGAGATCCGCAGCGACGGCCTAGACAAGTTCGAGGCCCCTGTCTTCGTAGATGGACCTGCCACCTGTGCGTCGGATATCCCATAGCGCCAGCGCCGCAGCGATCAGCGGTGATATGTCCGTGGAGCCCTTGCGGTCCAGGACTCGGGTGTCGACGGTCGGACGCCAGATCGCGCTCCGCACGGCAATGTCGAGAGCCTTCTCGCCGCCGTGCCGAATACCGTCTGCGTGCATGGCGTCGGCCAGCGCGTTGTGTGCACGCCCCTGCTCCGCCTGCGCCGGCTTCTCGGCATCGTCGAAGCCGGGGATACTTTGCGAGGGGGTATCGATCACCAGCCGACCACCCCACGTTTCCCGCAACTCGGCCACGCGGCCGGGAAGCCAGTCAGTTCCGTCGCGGTAATCCGCCATCTCGACATATGGGAGGCCATCAGCGCGGCGCCAGGCGACCGCGATGGCCGACTTTGCGCGGTCCGGCGCCGTCGCCACCCCAAAAACCACTGCGGTGCCGCGCGCCTGTGCCGGATCTACAAGGGACGGCCAGCGGTTGGTCGGGTCGAAAGCTCGACCCGATGCCGCGTCGGCCCACAACCCGAGGCGCTCGCGGGCGAACTGCTCATCCGGCAGCGCGGCACGCTCCGTGACTATGAACGACTCGGGCACACGGTAGCCCAGCGACGGATTCGCCTGCGCCCACGCGGTGCGGTCGTCCAGGTCCGAACCTGCCGGCGCCGACCACTCGAAGAACGCCAACGATGGATCGCCGCCGACGATACCTCGGGTGCGGATACTCGCCAACTGCTCCGATGCCAGCATCCCCGCCGACGACGTGTACCAAATCTGAGGGTTCGGCCGCGCTGCCAGCGTGGGCAGCACCGCCGCCATCTGCTCGGCGGTCAGGTTGTACGCCTCGTCGATCACCACGAGGTCAGCCGAGAAGCCACGACCCGAACCGCCCGTGCGCGTCACGAACCGCAGCCGGGCGCCGCTGTGCAGCTCGATCGACTCAGCACCCGACGACGTGCGGATCGCCCGAACCTGCTTCGACAGCATCTCCGACGACTCGACGAGATCCCGCACGCGGCGGAAGTGCTCGGCGCTGGTCTTGAACTCGTGGGCGCTGTGCAGGATCAGCGGCGGCGGCGCATCAGGGTCCGGCAGGAACAGCGCGGCGATCTCCAGCGCCTCGAGGACGCTGCCCTTGCCCTGCTGCCGCGGAACGACCAGGCCGACCTCGAACGCTGCCCACTTGCCACCCGGTCGCTCCCGCAGCGCGTCACGAAGCACGAGCTGCTGCCACGGATACAAATGCAGGCCAGCCATCGCAGCCAGGTCGATCGCGTCATCACCCGCCGAGGGCAGCCGCTCTGCCCCGGGGGGCAGGCTATGAACCCGAGGCGACTGAACGCCGCGCGGTCCGTCGGGCGGCGAGGTCATCGATGCCGTCACCCGACTTCACCTCCGGCAGTGCGGCGAGCTCGGCGAGCACCGCCTGATATCGAGCTGCCAGGGGTGCAAGATCGCGGTGGCCGGCGTCATCGATGGCGTCAGCGAGGCGGTCGCGCAGGGCCTCAAGACGCTTGCGCTGGTCAGCTAGCCCGGCGGGCACCTTGGGTGCGCCGACGGGTGCTTGGGTCCTGGCCAGGACGCCACCCCCGTTCGAGCCTCAGTTGGCGTTGACGTTCGTTACCACGGCGAGCGCCGTCACGACGGTTGCAGGCGGCGTGGACCATGCCGCGGTATCCCGTGCGGTCTTCGTTGTGGTCAAGGTGTAGGTCGTCGCCGACCGCCATCACTACGCCGCAGAGGACGCAAGGGCTTCCGTAGGCGAGCGGGAGGAGCTGAGCGCGAAGCCTTTGGTGTTCGATGCCGTACCCACGCGTCGTGGTTGACTCCTTGGCCTTGGCGAATCCCTGCCCCTTGGCCCTCCGCGCAGTAACGAAGCAGGCTTCCGAACAAAACTTCCATCGGCGCGTCCCGGGCGGGACCGGACCCTCGCAGCGGTGGCAGACGCCCTTGGGCTTCGCCCGCGGAGCACGATTCGGCCAGTGATCCCGGATCAACTGATCAGGAGCTAGGCCGCGGGCGGTACGGCGACAGGGATGGCACCGTGCCACGCCGATTGGTAGCGACTGCGGACCGCGGAACAGGAGTTTCCCGCAGGTAGCACACGGACCTTTGGCGACCATCTCGACTCCTCTAGGCAGGGCGGCCAGCCCCGCCGCCTAGAGCGGGGCTGGCCTACCCCCGGGGATCAGCCGGGGGTTGATTACGGGGTGTCACCTGGGCTTCTGGTCCGTGGGTACGCGTGCGGAC